TTTTCACCTCTATATACTCTCCACTTTCTAAAGCATCATGAGCTGCTAATTCTTTTAAATTATATTTCTTCTTCTCTTCAACCTTTTTTTTCTTACCTTCGTTTTGATATCCTTTAGATTGATCAACTTGTCCAGTTACACCTTTACCCACTGCATTATAAGCTTGCATAAAACCTTTCATGCCTTTAAGATTATTATCTTTCATGTATTTGAACATGTTTTTAACAATCATAGTAGAAAGTCCTAAAAAAGTGGCCAATGCACCCGCAGCAATTCCCCAATCTCCAGCAGCTAAACTTTCTTTAATTTTTTTCTTTTCAGCTAATCTATTTGTATCTTTTTCAGGTTTTCTATTTGGATATAAAGTTGCTGATCTAGAACCTCCTGTATTAGAACTATTTGGTTGAGGAAATGAGCTACCAAATTCATCAGATTCTTTAATTTTCTTTTTCTTTGATTCAGCTAAAGGACTATTAGAGGTCATTTTCATTTCGCTCTTTTTAACTGGTGCTTTTTCTGTATAAGTATCTCCATGAACTTTGCTATTTTTCTTTTTAGCAACTAGTTCAGTTTTTTTATGACCAGCTTTAGGATTTACTTTTTTAGCGGGTTTGTCATAATCATCTTCTTTGGAATATTTTTTTCCTTTATGACCTCTGATTGGTTCTTTTGCTTCCATCAAAGCTTTTTTAAGAGCTGATTCGTATAAAGCTTTTGGTACTTTGATTCTAACTAATGTACTATTTTTCATTTATTATTTTTATTATTGTGCGAAAGTTGCACCGGTTGGCAATATATTAAAGTCTAATTGAATAAATTCAGCTACTCTTGTAGGTTGTAAATAAATACTACCAACTAAAATGTTTCTATCTATTTGATCAGGTGTATTATTAGTACTATCCATAATTACTTGGAATGCATAAAGACCTTGTCTTTGTTGTACAGATTCTAAATAAGGATTAACTTGATTTAAGAATTTATTCCAAGTAACTTGAGTATTTGGTTCGAACACTAAATTCTGGCCAATTTGTCTAATATATCTCTTAAGAGAAATCAATAGTCTTCTAACATTTACTCTATCTAAAGCAGAGGCTTTAGCTGCTAATGTTTTTTGACCATAGATAACTGTACCTACTCCAGTAAAAGTAGCAATTGGATTAACTTTCGCAGCGTATAAGTTATTTCTATCTGTGATAGATAATCTTCTTTCAGGTTGTAATGCAGTAGATAATCCACCTCTATTTAAACCTGCTGGTGCCCACCATTCTGCAGCAATCTTATCATTGTATTCATATACTGCTGGAACTAATACTGATGGTGGAACAAAATTCATTCTTCCAGTTTCAGAAGATTTAATTTGAATCCATGGCCAATAAGTAGCTCCGTATGAATTATCAAAACTAGTAGCTGCGCTTGTTACAGTTCCTATATTCTGATTATATCCAACTAAATCTACTACAGAAATACTATCACCTCTTGTACTTGATAAGTTAAGTAAGTTAGTAATTTCAATAGGTGCATTTTGATTAGTTAAACCTGGTGCATATATAATATTAAAGTCATATTGATCTTGGTTACCTAATAAACTAATTGCTGTATCATAATCAGGTCCATAAATTCCTTGGATATTTGTTACTGGATTAGAGTAAACAGCTGTTATAGTTGGATTATTTTCAAACATGTTTAACGGTGCTAATCCATAAGATCCCCAAAAAGGTCCAGTTGCACTACCAAATCCACCATTTAAAGAACCAGATCCTGAGTTAGGCAATGACGCTGTATATTGTGTTTGAGGTTGACCTAACTGGTTAAGGTAGTTAGGAGTAGTATTAACTGATGATACATATACGTATTTGGACTTATTAGCATAGCTACCAGTAGTTTGTAAATAATAAGCTCCAGTGCTTGCATCCTGAGTTAATGTTTGATATTGATCTCCAATTACATATGATATATAATTAGTTTGGTTTGGATCTAAAGATAAGTTTGACCAGCTTTCTAATATATTTTTATTAGTTTCATAATCATCTCCTCTTCTAATATTTAAAGTAAAATTACCTGATCCAGTATTATATCCAACAATTTCCCATCTAACATTAGCAGTTGAACCAGAAGGTAATGCACCATTAATAGTTGAACCAGTAGCATTATTCATTATTGTTCCAACTGAAAGTGTATTCAATTGAATAGCTGTTGTTCCATTTAATGCTGCAATGCTTGCTGTAGCTACCGTATAAGAACCTGAAGCTACTCTTGTTACTAATAAAGAAGTACCGCCTTGGTTAAAGTAGTTTAATGCTGCAACGCTAGTTAAATATTCTAAAGTAATACCTCCAGAAACGAAGGTAGAACCATACAATTGCTTGTATTGAGAATAAGTAGTTACTACAGTTGGAATATTCACCGGTCCCAATACGGTTGGTCCAATTAAAGCAGCGCCGGCCGCTATTGGACCTGCTGTTATTTGGGTTTGGTTGTTTTCATTTAAGAAAACTCCTGGGCTAATGAGTGTTTCGGCCATTTATGATATTTTTTTAGCTACTAATAAATATAGACCTATTGATCAAAACACCTTATTAAAATTCTCCATTATTAATATTTATGGAAACGTTTCCATATTTGGATTGTAATTCCTGAAATAGATTCGATTCTCTAGAACGAATTTCTTTAATTTTATTTGTTAAATCCTCAATTTGAAATTCTAAAATTATTTTTTGATAGTTTAATTCTCCTAATGCAGATGCTATTTCTATAGCGTCTTGTTTTAAAAGATTTAATTTTGCGAATTCTTCGTCTGTGATTTTTTTTACTTCTGACATAGACTATTTTTTAGTTTGTTTTTTTATAGATACATTGGCTAGAAATGGAAGACTAATTAAAATTATTAGAGATATTATAAAATACACAATCTTCATAGTCCATTACATATATAAATATTCTAAAAAATTTAAAAATACTAATTTTCTCTTCTATCTTCTGGGGAATAGTGAGCTATTCTGTTATGATTTATTGGGCTAGCTAATAATACAGCTGGTTTAATGTTGCCTTTTTTAGTTTCTTGAAACATATAACTCATCCAAGTTTGTTCATAAGGATGAGCCCATTCAATATCTAAGAACATTTTTTGATTTCCCTTTTTACCAGTAACAGTTGGCCAATTAGCATAATATATTTCTCCTGTTATATAACTAAGACCATCTACCACTTCTATTTTATCAAATTTAGTTCTTGGAGAATTTGAATCTAATCCAGTAATAGGTAATTTATCATAATCAGGCCAAAATTCTGATCTTACGTTTTGAGGAACATTATACCAAGATACTTGAATATTATTATCCATATAAACCTCTGTGTATGATAATTTTAAAAAATCAATATCTGATCCATGAAGAATCTTTAATACTTTATCATATAAATTTGGAATATATGTTCTAAATCCATTTCTACAAAATCCATCTATAGGTTCATGAATTCCCATATCATCTTCTAAGAATAAATAATAATCACTATCTGATTCTTGAAAATGTTTTGCTGCTCTTAATCTACCTCCATTTATTCCTGTATTTTCATTTGTGATAATATGCTCAAAATTATATTTATCACAAATTTCTTTATTTTTTATTCTTGCCTCTTCATTAGTTGAATTATCAATTAAAATATTTCTTGTATTAGTTAACCAATTATTATGCTTTAACCATGTTTGAATAGTGTGTTCTACTTGATGAGGAAAATTAAATGTTAGCATATACACTGATAGTTTTAAATTAGACGTATCAATGTATGAATTTTTTAATCCTTCTGGGATGCGTTCTAATTCTGCAGTTCCATCTAATACTTTAGATACAAATTCTTGAATGTGTCCATTGATATTAATTCTCGATTGTCTACAAATATTTGGAAATTTACTAGCTAAAATAGAAAATAAACTTTCTTCTGTGCCCATTAAATTTTGAGCTAATGTATTTTTCATTAAATGCCAATAATGTCCATTCATTTCTTTAATGGAATTTATTGTACCTCCAAATAATCCACCTCTACAAATCCATTCTACAGTTTGACCTGCTAATTGATTCATATTTTCCCATTCAAATCCATGTACTTCTCCTACGCCTTTACCATAATACGGATATGGATAAGATACAAATAAGAAAGGTTTTAAATAATCATTAAGCTTATCGAAAAAATTAGTATCTATTAATAAATTATAATTAATAGTATTAGAAATACCCGCATCAATCCAAACTAAATTTTCCGTATTAAATGGATTATGTATTGTTGCATCATGTAATAAAGATAATTTAGACATAACAATAGGATTATACCACTCTAAAGAACCTTGAGGAGAATTTGGAATCCATCCAGCTTGTCCATACCATTTTTCATCAATTCTTAATCTTTGTACATCATCCCAAAAAGGACTAAATAAATTTTTAAGATCTGATAATTCAAATAATATTACATACGTATTATGCGAATTTCTTCTTTCCCAAACAAATCCTTCTAATTCTTTAGGAATAAAAAGTAACATATTTTGATCTACTTCTAAAAGTTTTGAAAAACACTCTAAATAGTGATCAAAAGATCTTCCAGATTTTCCTATATTCCAT